TACCGATGGAGCTTTTGGTTGGCATATCGAAAGAGGTGCGTATGGTAAACCGATCGGCGGTTATTTAATGCGACTAAATTTCATTCGTGAAGTGAAGGAAAAAGAGCGCAATTACATTGCACCTGATTTTCAAGCAATTTATTCAAACACCTAAAAATATGGCAAAACCAATTTTTTTAATGGGCATCAATCGTGGTGGTGTGACTAATGAAATTTATAACACTATACAGAAACAATTAGAAGAGAAACTTCCAGATTATCACACGTTTGTTTATTTTACAAATTCCAACGAAATAGAATTTAAATGTTTTTATGAAAAGGACTTTGAAGAAATTAATTTTGAGCAATTAAATAAAATTATCACAGAACAATTTAAAAACTAAAATATGGAAAACGAAAAGTATGTAGGCAAAGGTTGGTCTAACCAGTACGGGGTTAAGGTTCAACTTAAAAAACAAGATTTGTTAGATTTACCCACCAACCAATACGGGGATATTGAGGTATTTGTAGGGCAACGCAAAGAGGTTGACCAAAAGAGCAAAGCAACGCACTGGGTGAAATGGAAGGCGAAAGACGCACCGGTGCAAGCACCGAGCGAAATCAATCCGGCACTCAAACCCGCCGTTGATAAATTGGCTCAACATGGATGGAGCACCGATAACGATTTGCCGTTCTAAATGCACCCACTAATCGACCTCGTGACTAGCCACCGTGGCATCAAGAAGTACTGCCTTGAATTGGCGGGGGATCTTGGCCATGACCTTTATCACGAGGTTGTTTTGTACCTTTGCGAGAAACCGGAAGAGCAAAAGAACCAGTTGCTCAATTCATCGTGGTACTTGTTTGTGATTCAAGTAATCTACAACACCTACTATCTACCGAGATCACCATTCAACAAGAAGTTCAACCCATCGCAAGAAACGGTTGGAATAGATCAAGTGGAGTTTATCGATGAAGAGTACAACCAAGAGCAAGACCGGCAAGACTCGGAAAGGATTGAAAGTATAAAGCAGAAAATGACAAAGCTCGAATGGTACGAAGGTGTGATTTTTCAAATACACCTGGAAGGGGTGCCGATGAAAAAGATTTCACGCGACACCAAGATTCCGTACAATTCCGTTCGAGCGACAATTAGAAACGTAAAAAATAAATTAAAATGATAGTATTACTTTTGGCGGTGTATTCCGCTTGTATTGGAGTGGTGATGACTAAGCTCACCGACATTGGCGAGGCAATCGGATTCAAGCCATTCAATTGTTACATTTGCCTATCTTGGTGGATCGGTATTGCCCATGGCTGCCTTGGGTTACTTACTCACCGGATCGACATTATAGATGTGGTCGGTGTTGGTGGTTTATCCTCAATACTCGCCTACATTTTTGTAGATGTTATTTTATACAGAAACCGATGAATGGAAGAAAAATGATAAACAGAATGACAGAAGATCAACTCAACAGATTAGAACCGTTATATCCGAAATGGTTGGAATATCAGCGCGTTCGTGTATTTAAATTGGCACCTGAACAAATGGCAATCGTTGGTTCAGTATGGAGCGAAGTCATGGGCCGTAGATGGGTGAGCGGTTGTGTTACGTGCAATGTAAGTGCGTTTACACGTGTGTTCTCAATGTACGAAAAAGAAAGAGATCGTAGATTCCGCGAGAATAGCGAAGCCATTGCAAAAGCTGTGTTCATGGAAAGTGAACCGGAAGAAATTGTGAACACTAAAGAAGAAACCGATGCCACTCCCAAAAAGAAAGTCAGAAGAATCAAAAAGTGATTTCATGGATCGTTGCATGAGCGATGATACCATGAAGAACGAATACACCGACAGCGTTCAAAGGTTGGCCGTGTGCAACGCGTTAGGTCGCAAGAAGTACGAACTATTCCAATCCTACAATGACTACCCGCAAGCGGTCCGTAACAACGCTAAGCGCGGCATTGAACTGAACGAAAAGAACGGTAACAAATGTGCTACGCAAGTCGGTAAGGTTCGAGCTCAACAGCTCGCAAATGGTGAGCGCGTGACGGTTGACACGATCAAACGGATGTACTCCTATTTGAGTCGTGCGAAAGAAGATTACGAACAAGCAACGCCCCAGGATTGCGGATACATTTCCTACCTTCTTTGGGGTGGGCTTGCTGGCCTTCGATGGAGTGAAGCAAAGTTGAAGGAGCTCGAGAAATGAACGATACAAAAGAAAAGAATGTTATCGATGAAGCCATTGGCGCGGTGGAGCTTTACGCTACCATTGCCAACTTGTTGATGGATATAGCAGAAACTGCCGATCACGTGAACGTTGGTGGTGCTACCGATTACGAATTGAAGCTTATGTGTATGCAAAAGCTGAAGGATATTGTAAACAAAATCGAAATCTAATGCCACGCGGGGAGAATTTTAAGGACAAGGAAACCGCGAAGAAGCACGGATTTAAAAGCCACCCCGAAAACATCAATCGGAATGGAAGGCCACGGGCGTTGAAGAACGTGATCAAAGAGGTGTTTATGGAAGAGTTTGACATTACCCTTTCATCCAGTCAAGCCAACGATATGATCATGGCAATGCTTTGCATGACTGAAAAGCAAGTCAAGGACCTGGGCGAACGTGAGGATGTGCCATTCTGGTTGAAGATGATCAGCAAGAAGATGGAGCGTGACATGAGTCGCGGTTCAATCCACCTTATGGAAGTTCTATTTGATCGCGTGTACGGAAAGCCAAAGGAAACGGTTGACACTACGGTATCGATGCCACAAGCGGAAATCAATGTTGGAATAATCAAAGGGAGTGTTGACCTTGCCGATAGTGAAGATGCAATAATTTTAGATTGATGTTTCAAACGTCGGTAATTTTTGAGCGCAATTACAATTCAATTGCCGAGGTTATAGTCAATCAAGGTGGTACAAGTTCCGGCAAGACTTACTCCATCCTCCAGGTGCTTTGCTTGAAAGCCATCGAGCAACCGGACCAAGTGATCAGTGTTGTAGGCCAAGACGTTCCGAACCTTAAAAGCGGTGCTCTCCGAGATATGCAAGCAATTGTAGCGAGCTCAACCGACATTCAAAGCTGGATAAAAAGCTACAACGCGAGCGATCGTATCTTTACGTTTCACAACGGCTCTATCATGGAGTTTAAAAGCTACCAAGATTCCCAGGATGCAAAGAGCGGAAAGCGTGACTACTTCTTTCTGAATGAGGCGAACGGGATAAGCTTTGAAATCTATTCCGAGCTCGCCATGCGAACCAAGAAGCAAGTGTTCATTGACTACAACCCTAACGCTCGCTTTTGGGTCCATGAAAAGTTGATCGGCAAAGACGGTGTTGAGTTAATCATTTCCGACCACCGACACAACCCATTCCTTCCCGAGATCATTCGCAAAAAGATTGAAGCGTTACGCAGTGACGATGAAGAACTTTGGAAGGTGTACGCCCGAGGGATGACCGGCAAGATTGAGGGTTTGATTTATCGCAACTGGGGAACGATTGGAACGATACCGAGCGAGGCGCAACTGCTTGGTGCGGGATTGGATTTTGGGTTCACGAACGATCCCACCGCGTGCGTTATGGTGTACCGGTACAACGGAGAATTGATCATTGACGAATTTATGTACCACAAAGGGCTAACAAATCAGGACATTGCCCAGGTATTTGCCCGTGCCGGTATCAATAACAATATGCCGATCGTGGCCGATTCAGCAGAACCGAAAAGTATTGAAGAAATCCGGCGCATGGGATGGCGAATTGAGGGTGCCAATAAAGGAAAAGACAGCATACTAAACGGCATCGATATATTGAAACGGTTTCGCTTTAACGTAACGAGTAGAAGTGCCAATCTAATCAAAGAATTGAACGCCTACAAATGGAAAGAAAAGGACGGCAACGCTACCAACGTACCGATTGATTCCTTCAATCACGGCATGGACGCATTGAGATATTTTGCATTGAATAAACTAGCAGAAAAAAACGTAGGAAAATATGGGATTAAATAAGAAGAACAACAATGTTTGGCGCACCTTAACGGTTGGCCAATGGCAAATGATCCAAGAGGTGCAACACCTGGAAGGATGGGATTTGATGCGCTCGGTAACTGCGATCGTTGACGGCGGTTACTCCAAGGTAGATCAGTACTCACTGCCCGATTTGCGCAAGCGTTACGAGTCAATCGTGAACCAGCTGAATGAAGAACCTTACAAGCCATTCAAGAATTTTGTGAAGGTGAATGGAAAGCGTTATTGGATCAATCGATTTTTTGAGGACGTGTGCACGGCGCAATTCGTGGAGATCAGTGAGTGGACCAGTGACCAAGAAAAGATCAATCAAAACATTCACTTAATCGTTGCATCGTTGATGCGTGAGGTAACGCCGTTTTGGATTGCAAAAAAATACGATGGCAATAAGCATTTTGAGCGGGCAAAGGATGTGAAGGAAAAGATGTTAGCCGTTGAAGCATTGGGATTGTCCGCTTTTTTTTTGGGCAGTTGGATGCTGTTTCTAAGCGATTCCCCAAGATTTTTAAATCAACTAATCCAACAGACGAAACAGGACTTGACACCGGAACTGGATTTGCAGAAAAGTACAAGTGGTTGATTTTGGTTGACACGTTAGCCGGTGGTGATGTGCTCAAATGGAAAGATATTTTTGACCTCAAAGTGATTGAGTTTTTTATCTACGTGAATTATTGGCAAGATAAGATGGAGCACGAAAGGGTAGAAGTCAACAAGCAAATAGCAAAATCTAGATTAAGGTAACATTTTCGATTTTGTAATTCTATTGTTATGGCATCAAAGTTTATTCAGCTTGATAGTATCGGATTAGATCCCGAACAAATTAGCACTGAATTTGAGGGGGTTGATAAGATATTAACCGACTGGGCAAACACTGCCATTGACGCGTTTAGGCAAAACTTATCCAAGAACGGGAGCGATGCCACCTATGTACTTGCCCAAGGGATCATTCCGTTACCGGTAAAAAGGTACGGCAAAGATTACGCCATCGAGATCGAGGCACCTGGATATTGGAAGTTTGTAGAGTACGGGGTGAAGGGTCGGTTCGGTTCGCGCAAGGCACCGGATTCTCCCTTCCAGTTCAAGGACAAATTCCCGCCCCGTGAGCCGTTCAAAAAGTGGATGGCAGCGAAAGGGATAAGCCCAAGAAAAGGACAAAGCATAGATGAAAAGGCGCGTGAAATTCAGCACTCGGTTTACAAGTACGGGGTAAGGAAAAACCCGTTCGTTTCTCCATTCGTTACGGATGAAGAAATTACTAGGCTCGCAATTAAAGTGGCCGATTACATCGCACAAACAAGCATTGAAGTAACACTACCAAGATAATGGCAATAACGATTTTAACCCAAGTAACTGAACCAAGGTATTCACCCGCGGGAAATCCGTTGGTGTATCTTGTTGATAGTGATAACAAGACAGAACCGAACTTCCGATACGTGGCAAATGTTTCTATAAATGGAAACTTGGTAGCTAAGTTAAAGACGGTTCCAAGTGCTAGCAATAGCAACTATGGAAGATTCAATTTTCAGGAAATTGTGCGAGGATATTTTGAAGTAATACCTAACATGATTAACACGGGATTTTCAGAGCCTCAAAGTTTTGGATGCCCTTCTCAATACATTGAGTTCGACGTTGAATTTGACGAAGAGTACACGGGTGGAAGTTCTGCTCCAACCGACGCGGAAACGGCTATCATTTACAATGGGGCTTGGACTGTTTTTGACTTTGTGCAATTTCCAAACTTTAAAACTAATTATTGGTTAGATAGCGATGCAGTTAGTAGTCGATTACCATTGACCACCCGACCACAATCAGCCAAGGCAGTTGCTTCGGTAACGTACAATCAAAGCGGAAATCTTTATTTTTTATGTAGTAAAGAAGTTGACCCAAACATTGATTACATACGCTATCAATATTACGATTCCGAGAATGCGTTGATTCGTGAGTATTACCTACCAACGATCAATCAAACGTCACACGCATCGAGCGAGCAAAACGAGTACAACATGATTGCCGTTCCATTCATGCCTTTGGATGTGCGCAATTTAAGTTCAAGTTTAACAAGTGATTCTCAAAGTGGCGATGTTGATTTTCCTGTTGCGCCGAATATCCTCGGCACGGGTTACTATACTGTTACTGGATTTCAAGATGAAGGAATTAACCAAGCAACTATTGAATACGTTGTACGGTTAACCGATGAGTGCCCACGATACGACTTTACCGAGGTGCATTTTGAGAACCAATTAGGTGGGGTTGATAGTTACGTGTTCACCAAGCCAAACCGAGAAAGGCAAAGCATTCAAAGAGTTGAAGCGAGCCGTCCGTATTTGACGGATACATTTACCGATCCTGGTGTTTATGGAAACTACATTAACTTTTCCAAGTACAACGCACAAGTAGATTACAATAAAGAGTTCACCGTTTCTTCTGATTGGTTAACCGATGCAGAATTTGAATGGTTAGCTGAAATGGTGCGCTCACCACGTCTTTGGTTACGCAAAGCATTTGAAACAGGAGATGGAGTTTTGGAATACTTAGTTCCCATTTTGGTAACCGATACAAGCTACAACGTTTGGAAACGTGACTTCGACCAACTTCACACGCTCACCATTACCTACAAATTCACCTTTGACGAATCGATGCCGTTATGATAACAGAACTTTACATTGACGGCAAAAGATTGGATTTAAGCGATGATATTGATATTCGTTTAACCTATTCCATTACGGACATAGAAAACCCCGTAGAGCGCAAAGGAACGGTTAGCAGAACCATTGAAGTGCCGGGAACTCCGCACAACGATAATGTGTTTGGTTCCATTTACCGATTTGATCAGTGGGTAATTGGGTTTGACCCTAGCGTAAGGGTGAACTCTTACGTGTTGCAGAACGGTGTTGAAGTGTTCAATGGCATTGCGCAATTATTGGCGGTTAAGAGTGACGGTCAATTTAAGACGTATGAAGTCGGTTTGTACGGGGAAAACGTCAACTTATTTAAGCAGTTAGGAGATAGCGAATTGACTGACTTAGATTTCAGCGAACTTAACCACGAATGGGATGGAAGTAATATTGTGGATGCGTGGACTAATTCGGTAGGCAGTACGGGCAACGATTACTATTACCCCGCTATCGACTACGGTCAAGCGAGTTTCACACGTACACAGGCACCAAGTCCGTACGCTGATGTGTTTACCACGGGTGATTTTTACCCCGCGATTTCCGTTAAGAAGTACGTTGACAAGATCATAGGCGGTGCGGGATTTACTTATGTGAGTAACTTCCTTACCTCGCAATGGTTTAAGCAGTTGATAGTACCGTATGGCGTTAGTGGTGTGCCTTACATTACCCAAGAACAAGCGCAAACAAACTTGTTTTATATTGGTCAAAATACTGATTTAACATATACGGGAACTATTGCAAATACGGTTTATCAATTTGGTACAGATACTCCCGCTCCTTATTTTAATGGTGGTTCATATAATCCAATTACTTACAAATTTACCGCTCCATCTGATAGAACTTACAATTTTCAAGTAAATGTAAATGCAACTTGCGTAAGTGGAACATTGCCACTTGGTCAAGTATTAGTTAGAAGTAGAATTAGAAAAAATGGTGTTTTAATTGGTTCAAATTTTGACCTTGTTTTTGGATTTAACACGCCTGCAAATACTACAAAATCACAAAGCTTTTTCCTTCAAGATACTGCAAATGCAGGTGATCAATACGATGTAGTTTATTCAATTACCCAAAATGTTACCGATGTAACCCGAATAAATAATGAATCTTATTGGCTTAATCAAATTGAAGGCACACCAAAAATGCAACCTGGGGATGACTGGAACATGAATGAAACCATTGTACCCAAGGTTAAGCAATCCGATTTCCTTATGTACTTGGTTCGTATGTTCAACTTGTTTATCATGCCTGATAAGTACGATCCGAAGAAACTATACATCGAACCGTTTTCCGACTTTTACGATACTTCAACTTACCTCGATTGGACTTCACGTTGGGATGTTGAGAAAGGTTACGAAGTAGTCCCATGTGGATACATGAACCCAAAAACTTACAAGTTCAGTTACAAGGATGCGGGCGGTTACTTTGAGAAGCGTTACCAAAGTGCGTATCAATCAAGTTACGGTTCACGTACCTACATTAGTTCAAATGAGTTCAGCAATGGTGAGCAATCCG